AACCAATGACCAATTGTCAGTTTGGTAACTTTGATTATTTGTATACCAAAAACCCCAAGAATTGCTATTACCAACAACACTAAATCCTGCTATATTATCTACAGGTTCTGTTTGCGGTCTAGGCAATGCAGTATGATTACAAGTAGTCATAAAAATTTTACCAAAATAATCCCCATCTATAAAGCTTGATGTATAACTAAAACCTGCTTTTGCTATTATCAATCTAAATAATTCTTTTATTTGAATTGCGGGTCTTAATTGAGTGATTGGCACTTTTAAATTAGATTGACTTGCTGTAAGTGATGCAGCGTTTAAATACTCTATTTTATCTAAATTGTAATAAGCATTACCTATAGTAAAAGACATAGGATACATCACTTTTTGTACATTAACATCAGTATCTCTTAAAGATGTTCCTGCTATGTTTACAAAACCACTGTCAGAGCCGTCCCAAGAAGCAGCTACATTAGCAGCAGTAAATGTGTGGTCTAATTCTTCACTAAACGTACCATCATCATTTAAAAAAATATCTTGCAGTTTATTGCTACCTATTACAGAAAATAAGTCAGCAGTATTAGATAATAAAACAACTTGATAATACTGTGCTTTTTGATATACTGCTTTTAATTGTAAAACGCCTTCAAACTGACTAACACCACCTGAAAATAAAACAGCATCAAAAGATTTTCTAGTATCAAAAACTAAAGTACTTGTATTTACATTATACCAATCCTGAAAGAATTTATTATTATTATCAGTAAATGGCAACTTAAAAGTTTGACTAAAACTTGCTTTTCTTTGCTCAGGTTCTTTAACATCTGAAAATTGATAATTAAGACTTATGTTTGGTGCAGCTTGTAAGTCTAATTCATAAGTTGATTCAGTAGTAGAACTAGTAGTAGCCTTTCTATATGCGACTAATCTTATTTTCATTAATTATTTGTGTTTAAAGGATTCGCATATTCTATTTTAATAGTATATTGTATTTTCATGCCATCATTAGCATTTGTTTTTCTTGCTATACTTTTATCAGTAATTAATACAGGAACAGTATAAGTAGTATCAGCATTTTCTATAATAAACACGTCTGTGGACACTATACATTTTTCTAACAATTCAGCATCCTCTTCTGCAATCCAATCTGTGTTTAAAGTTTCTTTTAATATAGCATCTGTTTTTCTTACCTGTTGTGTACTATCAAAATTATTATATGAATAAGCTGAGGAGTTAAATTCTCCTAATACTTTTCCAAAGGTATCTCGTTTTACATCTACTGTTTGTGTTGATTTCATTTTAAAGTTATAGTAATCCCAACAACCTAAACTATTTCGCCATGCTAATCTTCTTACCTTAAAACCTTTACAACTTGTATCTTGTTTTACAAAATAATATCTATCAGTTGAAGCAGCAGGTGTTGCTGTAGCATCTTTACCTTGTACCGTGTAATATACCCAATTAGAAAAATTAGATGGTCTTGCATCTCCAGAACTTCCACCTTCAGGAGTTACAGTTGATGCTTGTAAATTACCAGGTCCACAACCAAAATATAATAATTTTTGTGCTACTGTTGTACTAGAAGTAGGGTTTGCTCCTCCTTTTGTAAGTTCATTTTTTATTTGTTGAGTAGCTCCTATTTGAGAATTACTAGAGTCATAATACTTAATTTCTATTATATCAATATCAGAATCAAAATTAGTTACATCATTTAAAAAAGCTACAGTATGAAAATCGCCAACATTTGTAGAATCATCCCATTGCACATAATTATTATATTTTGGTAAAATTATATACTCATTATAGCTTTTTTGTACATCACTTAAAAATTTTTTACTAGTGCCACCTGCTTGAAAATCTTGAAATGCTGTGCCTTGAAAATATGTTGTACCTCTTGGTGTTTCTAAAGGTAATGATGCAGCAATATAGTATTTATCATCTGTTGCATTTTCACTAGTGTTTTCTGTTGGACTTACAGTTGCTCCTGCTGAGTATTCTTGATATGCTTTGACAAAAATTTTTTTAAGTTGATTAGAATTATTAGAAAATATCTTTGACGTAAGATTAGCACCTAGTGTGTGAATTGAATTAGTAGTAGAATTTTGGTCTGCATAAGTATTTTCTAATTGAGTGTTTATAATATCTCTAAGATTAAAAATAGAACGAACAAATGTAGTTCCTGTAGTGTTTCCGTTTGGTCTTTGTTTTATTTTAGCTAATAATTCTCCTGAGGCATCATCTATTCTTATCTCTAAAATAAATTTAAAAAAGAATAAGTCTGTGATACTTGTTTGTACTACCGTATAAGGTAAAACAGGCGTCCAATTTGTTATTGCAGGGATTTTAGAAGCATCCTCTACAGGCTCTTGTGCTATTGATATATTTCCTATTGCCATATTATGTTCCTATTATTGTTTGTAATTGTTTTTCTAAATCTTCTCCAAATGCTTCAGCTATGGCATCTGTTTGTTTTTTTAATTCTGTTGTAAAGGGTTTACTAAAAAACTGTGTTCTTGTTAAACCTCTTTGATATATTGCTCTTTGTATTAAGAAGGCTAAACTTTTTCTTTTTATAAACTTTCCATCTTTTCTAGCTGCTTTAAGTGGCTTACTTACTATCCACCTATCAATAACGCCTCTAGGGGGCATTTTAGCAGAAAACTTAAAAGGACTTCCCTGCCCTCTCATTTTACCACTACCTTTATAACCACCTGCACCTCTTACACCTTCATCTACAAATTGCCAATAATCCTCAGCACCTCCAAATTCAAATTCTAATGTTACACTATCTTTTTTTGCAGTTACTAAATAATCAAAATCATTAAATAGTGTATTGCCACTTGTTGTTTTCTTTTTCTGTTTTAAAATACCTTTACCCTCCTTGACAACTTTGCCGCCAAGTTTCTGCATTGCCTGTATGGTGTTTTTTAATTCCATTAACTATTAGCTATTATAGGCACAGTACAAAGATTGTTAGTATTATTTACTTGCATACTTATAGTTGCTGACCAACCTGAAAGAAGGTTATTAAATCTAGCTGTAAAAGGCTCACAATTAATAGGTAGGTTTAATACTACTTCATCATCAACCCAACTTGTAGAGTAAAGGCTTTTATGAAACTCATTAATTACATCTTGCATGATTTGTAAGTTTTCACTTAATGTATCTACCCTGCTTAATCTTTCATTATTTGGTGCATCACCTATTGCATCGCTTATCATGTCTAAAACATAGATTGTAAAATTATAAGTCATCACGCCTTTATCTACTGTTGCTGTTCCTGGCTCTGCATATAGTATAACATAATCAGTTGCTCCAAGTTTATTAATATCAACTTCATCCATAAAGCCACTATGAAAGCTATTAATCGAATAATGTTTTTCGGCTATTGTTTCTAAAAATTCTACTGCGTTTCTAAAAGTTATCATAGTTGCTTTTTTGTTTATTGTTATAATCTTGAGAATATGACAAAAAGGTCAACACTTCTAAGATTGGCAATCTTGTTATTTTTTCAATGTTTAATATATTGTTATTAGAAAGCATATACAGGGTATTGTACCAACCCCATTTGGACTGCATACTTACCCCCTTTGTGCTTTGACTTCCCGAGCTTGTAAATAACTGTGCGAAATCTTCGCCAAGTCTTCTCCTAAAGTCAAAAAAAAACCTAGACAGTTTAGTGCTATATCCATTGGGCAATCCTTAAATAATTCTTCTTTAAATTCTTCAGGGTTGTAATCTTCAATAGCATATCTTTCGTTTCTTTTAAAAGTAATTTTCCTATATAGTATTGACATAATAATATGCAAGTTTACTATTGGCTCTTTACAATAACTTTCTAAATCAATATATTCTCCTGTACTAATGTTACTAAGATTAGGACAGAATCCATATTCTACATGTTTAAATTTAAATACCTTTCTAAACTTTTCTTTCTTTGGCTCTGTATCAATCATGTTTTTAATTATAGCCATAATCTCTAATAAGTCCTTGTAAGCCATTTTCTTTACTATAAATGGACTTGTTTTACATAATAGAGCTAAGCTCTTTATAATCTTATTTTTCTCACTTCCCTTGCCTTGTTGTATTTCTACATATTTTTGATAAGTGCCTATTGTTATGTCAGACCAATTATCAGGAATTGTCAATTTAACCTCTTTCATTACTAATAAATATAAAAGTTAATAATTTGTTTTTTCTACAATATATAGTATTTCCCACTATGGTTAATACTTAGCTTATTTAAACACAGATAACGTGTTGCGTCAATTAAGTGGTCATTGACTTTTACAGGTGTATTAAGAACATCACCATTCTTGTCTGTTGCCCATTTATAACCCCTAAATTCTTTGATTGCATTTAAACTGTCTTTAGTTATATGCAACTTATACCTTCTCATTATATCTATGCCTAAATGTATTCCTGCTCCTTTCTTAGCAGGTTTTATGTTAAATCCTTGTCTATATATTTCTTCAATGGATTTAGGTTCTGCTGAGTCACCTATTATTTCTGATTGCCTATCTATTCTAAATTCTTTCATCTTGTTGGCTAAATCAGTATTAGTCAATCTCTTTTCATATAACATCTCTTTGATATATAAATTATCATCTGATTGATATACTGCTACTAATGCTGTTGGTGAATTAGTGAAACCAAAATCTAACCCATAACCAACCAACCTGCCCTGTACTTCATCTACTAATTGAAAGTTCCTAAATATCATTGTTTGTATAGAACCTATTTCACCCATTCCATAAACTCGCCAATAATCAGGGTCTATGTCTTTTAATCTTTCAATCTCTGCAATAGTATCTTTATCTAAGAATGGATTAGCTTTATATGTTGATTTTATGAATGTACAATCATCTCTAGTCATAACCTTATCATATATCCAACTATATGGGTCTGATGGGTTGTAGTCTAAATAGACTTTTCCTGTTGTTCTAAGAATTAATTGTTGATAATCTTCATATGTAAACTCATTAGCTTCATTAAGCCATAAGTAATCACGCTTACGCCCACGTATTTTCTGGCTTTGGTCAATTGAAATAAATTCTAATAAATTATTGTTTCCTAAAATATAAGATAGCTCTGATTTATTATGATTTTCTTCTCTATATAAATCTAACTCTTTTAATAAATTAATTATGTCACGATATGCTGTACCTTTAAGTGCAGGTAATGTCTTTCTGCATATAGTAAATACTTTGCCTGTTTCTCTTAATGCTTTGACTATAAATAATTGACAAAGCGAATAAGTCTTTGAAGAACGTGTCCCCCCCTGAAGACATGTGATTCGTGTGCTAGACTTATACGCCTTGTGAAATACATTTGTGGTATCAATCGTTACCTGTGTCAATTACTTTTATATTTATATCGGTTATAGACTTCCCATCAGTAGTTATATCCAATTCAGACTTTTCAGTATATCCTCTACTCTTACCTTTAGTCTTTAAAAAGAATATAGTAGCTGCTGTTGAGTTATCTTGAATCTGTTGATGTAATTGGCTTTCTGCAAAGTCTAACGCAACATTCTCAATCTCTTGTACTTGTTGTCTAAATTCTTCATCATCTTTAAGCCATTTATAATATGTGCTTCTAGGAATATCAGCTTTTTTACAAGCTATTGTTACCACTCCTAAACTCTTTTCTAACGCCTTTAATAGCGTTTCTTTTTTAATGTGTCTACTTTTGTTCATTATTTTATTTTAACATTATAACCCTTTTTCTTTAAATCATCATGCAATTTTCGTGCCTTAACTAAATCATCTTCTTTAATAGTTATAGTAGCTATATCTTCTTGTTCTTCTTCTATTTTGTCTATATTAAAACCAAACTCTAAATCTTTAAATCCCCATTCTTTTAATTCTTCTATGTCAAACTCATTAGCTAGTATATCCATATCCCAATCACCACCTGATTTGT